CTCGCGGCCCGCTCAGCGTCTACGTCTTGCTTACTCGGCTGGTACTCGTGCCACTTGTAGAAGACATAGCCGTCGTGCGTACGCTCCCAAAGTCCCGCTTCTACGAGTGCGTCAGGCGCTGCTGGTGGCGCTCCCCATTCCCGGATCATGTAGTCGGGTACGTTCCCGTCGGTGAGTTGGTCGGCTGCCCAGGATCCGGCGACGGTCCACAAGCCGATGGCGGCGAACCGTGTTCGCTTGCCGATCTTCAGGAGCTTCCTTGAAGCGTGTAACCCGTCATCTACTTTGAACCAGGCCATTACCCGCCTCCTTCCTTCTGTTTTCGTTGCCGATAGTCGCGCTGGTGCACGGAATACGCATGTGAGCAGTCGGGGCATTGTGGCTGACCAAATCTCCGGTGCTGCCAGTAGCCTTTAGTGGTGCCGCACAAGTCGGGGTTGAAGTCTTTGCTGTGCGGGCGCTTCCTAAATTCGCGTGGGATGTCGGCCCGGAATATGTATGGCGCGATCGGCAGCCGGGCCAGCACTTCGCTACGCCGATATACGTACACTGCCCCGCTCCTTCTGCTTCCTGGTCCACCAGCCGGCGACTTCCCTTGCGGCTGCTTCGAGGCCTTCCCTGCCCCCGTAGATGGGCGTTGGGAGGGCTAACTGTTGGCGGGCGGTGGTGGTGCGTTCGTGGGCTTTGCGAAGTTCGTGTGCGGCGATTTCTTTGCGGCGCTGGAGCCTGGCAAGTTCCCGCTCGGCTTCCTGGATGGCGCCGAGTTCCTTCTCGACTTTCTCGACTTCGGCGGCGGCTATCTGCTGCTGGATCCGGAGCGCGTCAAGGTGGGCGCGCTTGCTGTTTCGGACGTACGTCACTTCCCCCTCCTTTCTCGTTCGATGTTGTAGATGGCTGTCCGCGCTGTGGGGTCCGAGTATGTCGCATCGGCCCCGCCTTTGAGGGTGGGCGTATAACCCTTCCGCTCGTCCCAGTGGCAGGCACAGGAGCGGTCTGTGGCGCACGAGAACGGCGTCCAGCAACACGAGCGGGCGCAGGGGGTCATGCGAGCCCTAGTTCCTGGATGAGCTCCCGGATCCGCTCCTCGGTAGATTCAATGCGCCGCGTCTCGGACTGGATGTTCTGCTCTTCCTCAGCAATAGCTTCGTCGCGCCTCGTTTCGGCGGCCTCGCGGTACATCCGGTAGTTGGCGAGGTTCTTTGTTTGCTGGGCCAGTTCGGCGTAGCTCTTCTCGCTCATGCCGCCACATCCTGGATCGTGTACTTGGCGAGGTTGTCGGGGTGGAATCCGTGCCAGTGCAGGTCCAACTCCGGGGTGCGGCCAGATACGACAGTGACCGGCACACCTTCATAGCCGAGCGCCTTGATCGCCTCAAGGTCTGCCGGAGAGGTCGTAACGTCCACGGTGCTGTATTCGACGCTGCGGTTATCGAGCCAGCGTTTCGTTGCGCGGCACGGCTGGCAGTTCGGCTTGGTGTATACGGTGATGGTCAAGTTGGTTTCCTTTCGGGGTTGTGAGCGGGGACATCGCAGCCCCCGCTCACAAGGGCATGAAAAAACCGCCTCGGTGGGCGGCTTGGGGGGTTGTGCGGGCGGGCTATTTATCGCCACACGCCGAGTTGGCTGTGCCGATAGTTAGCCGACATCCAGTCAGCGTCAGGTGTGGCGCCAAGAATGATCTTGGCTGGGTGGAGGAAATAGAGCCGGATGATCGCGTTCTCCTTGATTAGCTTCTTTCGGATCACTGCATTCCTCGTGACTGCTTCCTTTCAAGCGCGGCCCGGATCTGCTCTAGCGTGACCGGCCGTTCGGGTTCGCGGCAGTCGTGGTGATCGATCCGGCCGTTACTGATGGTCAGGGTGCCGCGGCAGTAGACGCATTCGGTTTGGAAGCTGGCGTGAATGCCTCGGGGCTTGGTTTTCACGGCTAGAACGGAGGCGAAGAGTCAGCGGGGCCGGATCCCCATCCGCCGGAATTGGATACGCCAGGAGTCGCCTGCTGTCCACCCCAGTTGTCAGCGCTCCGCATCGACGGTTCCGACTGCTGATTCCCCGCGTATGCCTGCCCGTGGAAGGTGAGGTCTTTGCCGATGGATTCGACGCGGATCTCTTCGGCTACCTTCTTTTCGCCGTCCTTGTCATACTCCCGCGTGGTCAGTTCGCCGTAGACGATTACCGAGTCACCCTTTTTGAGCATGTTCGCGACGTTCTCGGCGCGGGTTAGCTTGCCCTGATTCCATGCGGCGCAACGCCAGAACTTAGCGGGCTGGTCTTTCCAGGAGTTGGAATCCTTGTCGAACTTGGATGCGTTCGAGGCGATGGCGAAGTTCACGACGCCCGCACCAGACGGGGTAAAACGCAGCTCGGGATCGGCGGTCAGTCGGCCGCGGATAGTCAGGTTCGTTTCGTTAGTCATTACTTCTTCTCTTCCCAGTAGATGATGATTTCGTCGTCCGCGTGAGTTATCCATACGGCGTCGTCTGATACGCCGCGGCCCATCGCATCCTTGTAGTCCTGATATGCGCCGCTAAATGCCTTGCCAACCTCGGCGTGATTCGCCGGGTTGGGAAGCACATACTCATGTATGGTGAGCGTCTTCACGCGCTGCTCGTACTGAGCCATTTACTCGCCTTCCGAGATTTGCTTGATGACCGGCAACCACTGCGCCGCGACATCCCTGGTTATGTGGAAGTAGAATCCGCTGACCCCCATGAGGACCATCTGCCCGACGTCGGGGTTAGGTGGGCGGTCGGCTAGTTGGATGGGGCCGGCCATGATGGACACGGACAGGGCGTTCGTGAAGTCGGTCATGGCTTGCTCCTAGGTGCGCGTCGGGCTGCGGTTTCGTCTCCATCAAGACCTCGCATGCTTGTTTCGGCGAACCGCTTAGACATGTCTTCAAGGTGGGACGCGATGGCTGCGAACACTCCGCGCTCAATGGGATTCTTGCGCGTTTCCTTCATCGCGTTCACGTCTTCTATTTCGCCCTCAAGCCATTCAAGGATCGCCGGGGCAGTCATGACTACCGTCTTATTGGTCGCGGGGAATTGGTCGCTCATGTTGTGGCCTGCTCCTTGATGTGTGCCAGCGCCTCGGGGTCCGCGCCGGCTGCTTGTGCGTCCATGTAGAGCGCCCGCAAACCGTCCACGTTGCCCGTGAGTGCTGCGGCTTCGGTGCGCCAGTCGCGGGGGGTGGTGGGGGCTGCGGCGGGTAGGTCGGGGAGCGGGTCCACGGAGAACGGTTTGCGCTTGCCCCTGGTGACCATCAGCGAGACGGTCAAGCGCTTCGTCAGGTGGGACATTGCCGAGATCTCAATGCCGCCGACAGTTGCGCCGCCGAACTTGATTTCCGGGTTGCGGAACAAGGTGAGGCGCCGGCCGACGTAAGCCTCAGCCTCGGGGCCCCACGCCTGCACGAGCACACGCCTCATGCTCTTGGATGGCTTATACGGGCGTCCGGGGAACTCTGCCAGGTGGACATCGACGGGCTGCTCAGCGTTGCCAGCGCGTACCTCGGAGATGGTCACTGTGACAGGACCGGTGACTAAATCATCACTGTTGAGCTGGTCTGACTTTGGAACTATGGACTGGGTGAGATCCATCAGAAAATAATCTCCTCGTAGTGGTTGATGTGTTCGGTTGCGGGCATATCGGCGGTTTCGACTTCGTAAGCGCCGATCATGTATGCGGCGGATTCTTCGAGGGCCTTGACGGCGTCGATGATTGCCTCGTGCCATTTCGGATCCGGCTCTACGCGCTTGACGTAGAGTGGCATCCCGCCTGAGTAACTCACGTAGTCGATCCACTTGCGGCCGGAGACGAGCAGGCCGCATTGGATTTGCGCCATGTTCGCGAGCGGGACTTCATCGTCAAGGATGGTCTGTAGCTGGATCCGCTGCTTGCGTGACTTGATCTCGATCAGTCCGTCGTCGCCAACGAGTCCGTCAGGTGAGTAGCCGATCTTGAATCCCCAGTCGTCGCGGACCATGAATCCAAGTTCGGTGACGGGCGCGTAGTGCTCGGCGTAGATTTCGCGGGCGTAGGGTTCGTCAAGGCTCCCGCGTTCCATGTCGGCGGTCTCGTGGAATGGCTCAGTGAAGCCGGTGATGCGCTCGGCTACCAACGTTGCAGCGAGGCCCCGTGACGTGTCGTTGGATGCGGGCTTGATGGTCTTCGGCGTGATGAGCTGCCCCACCACTGAGGCGGTCACGATCCCTCGGCGCATCGTGTGCCACTCGTCCGAACCCTGCTCGACGTTGTTGAATATTTCCAGGCTCAATTTGTCCCCAATCTGGGCATAAAAAAACCGCCTATCTGGCGGCTCGGTTGGTGGTTCGTGTTGGTTATTTGAAGGGCTGGGCAAACTCGACATCAATGTCGTTGTCGTCCGGAGTGTCGCCCTCTTCCATTGACTGGAGGAAGAACGCCAACTTGTCTTTCTCGGCAATCTCCTCGGCTTCATCTGGGCTGTCGGCGTCGATGATGGCGGTGAATGAGAAACTGACGCTTCCGTGTACTTCGTATTGCTTGCTCATGCTGGTTCCTTTGCTCCGTGCTGCGGACAACTAGGTTCGGTTGGTCTGGTAAATCGCGGGTTGTAGCGCCACGGCGGGCAGTCGCAGTAACGGTTAGCTCCCCGCGCCCAGTTCTCTTTAGCGGCGTCGTGGTCCATTAGCGCGGCCGCCACATGAATGCCCGGCACCTAGCGTTGAACCGTTCCCGCCTGTAAGCCTCCTTCGAGTCACCCGCGGTCCACCCGTTCGCCTCGCACCCTTCGAGGTAGTCGGCCTGCCAGTCGGTGAGCCTGCCGCGTTCGAGTTGGTGGCGTGCGGCGAGGATCCCGAACCTGATGCGCTGGGCTCGGGCGCGGTTCATGTGTCGGCCCGTTCGGCCACGGCCCGCGCACGGAGCCAGGTGGCTGTTCCGGTTGGACCCCAAGCGTCCGCCGCTTCCTCCAGGCACTCGGCCCGGATGATCGGCGCCGCAGCCTCAAGAGCGGTGCGGATGGCCTCCTTGGCATTGTCTGGGCTACGGACTGACTTGTGCCCAAGGTGTGCTGCATACGCCGCCTCGATCGCTTCGTTACTGATCGTCATGATGATGCCTTTCCGCAGACTGCCATGTGCTTCTTCAGCCCTGCGAGTGTTTGATAGGGGCGCTGACAGATCGGGCACCTAACCATTACGTTTCCTCCGTGCGATATGGGTTGGCGTCTCGGCGCCCGTTGTGTGCGTTTCCGGTGGTGTAGCCCTCATCCCACGCTTCGGCCCGCGCCTCCCGTACCGGCCCGAACCCCGCAGCAGACAGGGCAGCGGCAAGTGATCGCGCCTCGTTCAAGCAGTCGTTGCAGGGTTCGTCATATCCGCAAAGATGCCTGACCAGGATGC